ACGGCGGGGTCGCCGATACGATGATTCCGGGGTTGCCTTGTGGCCCTTGTGGGCCTACGCCAGGCGGGCCCTGCTGTACCGCCACCTCGACAACCTCAATGCCATCGGGCGTCACCACCACCTCAAGGCTTGGCAGATGGACCACATCAGTCACGGGTCACCTCCGGTGAAACAACCGCACCGCCTTCGAGCAGGCGGCGCACCACTCCGCTGGGAAATGCGACCTCCAGGTCGTAGACGCCTGTGCGCCAGGTAAGCGCAGCGGTCTGCGCCGCGCTCATCTGGAGCACTAGGTTAGGGGCCGTGGCAGCCAGCAAAATGCCGCCGTTTTCGGTGGTCAGAGAAAGCAATACGTCCTCAGATTCCACCGTGGGGCGCACCTGCATACGGGCCGTGCAGCCCACGAGGTCGGTCACGGCACCACCGCTTAGCCGCCAGGTGAGTGGCAGCGAGAGGGTGGCACCCTGATAAACCGTCAGTTTGTATTTACCAGGCTTCATGTGGGTAAATTACCTGCGTCAACGTCTCAAAACTAGGCCAACTTGAGACGGTTTAAGTTTTTACCAATCGGTAAACCGTGGCCCTCGATACGCCATACCTGACGGCCAGCTGCTGGACGTTGCGGCCGTTGTACTCGTGGCGGATCATTGCCACCAGGGCCTGGCGGTCTCGGTATGTGGCGGCGTAGTGCTTGGCCCCGCCGAACATGCGCCGGGCCATCTGCTCAATTTCCGGCAGCTTATCGTTCAGCTCGGGGATGGGGCCGCACTCGCGCTGCACCATTTCCAGAATCTGGGTGATGATGTCTTCGCGGTCTGGTCTTGCTTCGGACTGGCCCACGAACACTTGAGCACGCGCAGCCGAACGGCTTTTGACTTTTTCGATAGTCACCAGGATCTCCTGAAAGTGTTATGTGTCAGGGTTTTGGTATCCCGCACCGCTTTTGCCACAGGTGACACGACTTCCTGAGATGCGGTTTGAGTTTTGAGCGCAGGATCGTCGGCCTTGACTGCCGAGAAAAGATCACGCGTGCTGGGAGCAATGACGTCTTCGATGCGGGCCCACTGCACCTCGGTCCATCGCTCAATGCCCACCCAGATGGCGGCGGCGTAGGCGTAGACGGCGCAGTCCAGCGCCTCGTTGCGCCGGCCATTGGGCTTGACCCATTCCATGCGAGCGTGGCCCTTGATGTACTTGGTGACGAGGCGCTCGGCGGTCATCTGCTCGAATTCGTCTGTGCTGGCCAGGGCGCGTGGCAGGTGGATGAAGCCGGGGCCGGGTTGTGCCTGGCGCAGGCGCCCGTAGATCACGCCCTTGGCAATGTCGGTGCCCACCAGCCAGAGCTTGACGCCTCGCGGGATTTTCTGGCCGCGCCAGGTGACGTCGATGTCGCTGGGCTTGCTGAGTATGGCCTTGCCCCTAGCGCTGCTGCCCTTGACGGCCAGGACGTTGGCGTGGTGGTGCGCCCGAACGTAGGCGTACACCTGCTGGGTGTGGTGGCCGCCCGTGTCAATGGCGCAGGCTCTGACCAGCACCTGGGCACCACTGGCGTGCAGGTACGGGGTGCGGCGGCGCTCGGTGAGGCGGGTCCACACGCTGCCGGGCTGGCCTTCCTCGATGGCCGGGTCGCCGTAGATGATTTCCCGCTCCACCAGCCAGCTTTCCTGGCCACGGCCCCAGGCCCAGGTGCGGTACTCGATACGGTCGCCCTGCACGTCTACGCCCATGGTGAGCAGCAGGCCCCCGTGGGGCACCTGGCCGATGGGGTAATCCTCCGCACGGCGGGCCAGCTCGTGCGTAGCCACCTTGTCGCCCTGCTCTTCCCAGGTTTCGGCCAGCACGGTGTTGGTGAAGGTCTTGAGCTTGGTCACATCGCCCTGCTTGGCGGCCAGGGTGGCATCGTGCCACTGGGCCACCAGGTCAGCCCAGCCGATCCAGCCCAGCGGGGCGTACAGGGCGTTCAGGTGGTAGCCGGTCTGCCTGCCGGGGCGGCTGGCTTCCTTGCCGGCCACCCAGTGCCCAACGGCCAGCATGGCAGGTTTGTGATGCTCCTGGATGATGCCGCCACAATGCCTGCAGACGTAATGCACCGATGAGTAATCGGGTGAACCGTCTTCCAGCTTGCGCCACTTGAGTCCATGGTCACCCTTGGTGCCCCACTCCAGCGCCTGGTGTTCGTTGCAATGGGGGCACGGAACCTGGAAGCGGCAGGCGCTAGTCTGCAGGTAGGCGCCCTCGATGCGGCTGAAGTTTTTGGTGGTGGGAGTGGACACCTTCAGCACCTTGCGCCTGGCGAAGGTGCTGGTGCGCTTTTCGGCCAGGGCCACCGGGTCGCCTTCGCCGTCCACGTCCAGCGGGTAGGCGTCAATCTCGTCCAGGAACAGGTAGCGCACGGGCATGGAGCGCAGGCTGGCCGCACTGTTCGCGCCCGACACCACCAGGACGCCACCGGCAAAGTCTTTCATCAGCGTGGTGTTGGCATCGTCACGGCTGCGGTTTTCGCGCACCTTGCGGCGCAGCGCCGGGGTTTCCTCCAGCATAGGCGTGATGCGCTGACGGCTGAAGCGCTTGGCCATGTCGGTGGTGGGCTGCACGCACATCACCGGGCCGGGTTCGTTGTCGATGATGTACCCCAGCCAGTTCATGCCGCTTTCGCTCTTTCCCATTTGAGCCGCGAACATCACCACTACTTCCTGCACGCTGCTGCGGGCGCTCAGGTCGTCCATGATCTGGCGCAGGTACGGGGTGCGGTCGGTTCGCCAGGGGCCGGGTTCGCTGGACGCCTTGCCCGACAGCATGCGGTGGCCATCTGCCCACTGGCTGACGGTGACGGCGGCGGGTGGCTTCATAAACTCCGCGAACAGCTCGGCCACCAGGCGGTCGGCCCGCGCTGGATCAGCCAGTGTGATGGACTCGCAGGCCCCCATGGTCAGGCCACCTCCTGCACCGGGACGCCATCGCGGCTCAGCTCGGCCAGCGCCTGGCGCAGCTCGTCTTCCAGCAGCCTGGCCACCTGGTCCACATCGGACTGCGCGGCCAGCGTGGGTGACACCCTGCTCGGGATCTGCAGCAGAGCATCGCGGGTGCTGGCCACTCGCTTGGCCCAGGCGGCGCGGATTACCTCGACCCGGATCAGTTTGCCCTCCAGTTCGGCCTCCCGCATCTCGGCCAGGTTGGCTTCGGCAATCTCGCGCCGGGTACGGGCCGCCTGGAAGTCCTCATCAGCACCAGGACCACTGACCACGTTGGCCACGATCACATCGGAGCGCGGGAAGATGGGCGCAGGCGGCGGCAGGTAGGCCGGAGCCGCAGCGCGGGCCGGGTTCGGCTCTGTGCGGCTGCGCACACCGATGTTCTGCGTGTACCATGCCTTCGCCGCCTCCACCGAGTGTGTGGGCATGCTTCTGCGCACATAGCGCGACAGTACCGACTTGTGCAGTCCCAGGGCTTCGGCAAGGTCTTTTTGTTTCATCGGCAATAGAGGACGTCAATCAAGTTGCATCAGGAATGGTGAACGGTTGCACTGTTTCAAAACCTGCCCACTAGCGAAATCCCGAGATCGCTTCGTACCCGTTCTGCAGGCACGCGGAAGGACCCAACCGGGGGGGGCGTCAACGCATGCGGCTGGCATAGAACCTGACTTGTTGTTCAAAGACTTCAGGGAAGCGCTGCTGCAGGACGCGAACCACGGCGGCGTTGATGCGGCCCTGGTTGAACATTTGCGGCACGTCTATGGTGCGCAGCGACTCTATGGGCAGGCGGCCCGTGCCAGTTCGCCGGAAGGCGGTGCGGCCCTTGTTGCCAATGAATGCACCAGGAACACGGCTGATGGCCCCGCCCTTGCGAATACGGAAGCCCACTTGAGGCCCACCCTTGCGGCCATTGTTCGGTGCCTTGCGCACCAGGAACACCACCAGGTTGGCTGAGCGCTTGCCCGTGCCAAGCAGGCTGGCGGTGAACGACAGGCTTTTTCCCTTGAATATGGCGCGGCTTATGGCTAGGCGCTGGCGAACGTATGCGGCCTTCAGGTTGTAGGTGCCGGTGATCTCCCGCTGCATGGCGGTGCGGGCCTGCTCCATGGTGCGGTTCACGGCCATGGACAATGCCTTGTCGGCAATGTCAGAGCGCAAACGCTGCAGCTTTTTCTGCACATCGGGGAAGTTGGTTTTAATGCTGAGCTGCATGGTTTATTCCTGGTTGCTGGTGGTAGCGGCATAAACCCTAATGCCGCTACCGAAAAACCTTTTCAAATCAAAGCGGTAGCGGCATACCAGGCAGTAGCGGCATTTTTTACGTGATGTGTGCGCACGCGCGTGCATGTATGTATAGGAGAATGCCGCTACTGCTTGTCTTGCCGCTACCGCTTTGATTTCATTGAACTTTTCGGTAGCGGCATGCAACCCTAATGCCGCTACTACCGGCAACCGGGTAGAGGATGAGCCGATCATTCGTCGATCCTCCATGCCTTGATATGCTCGTCAAAGGCTGCAATGGCCTCTTCAGACCAGGCGCCCATATCAACACCCTTGGGGGGCGGGGCCACGAACCACATTCGGTGAACGGTATTGGCGCCCAGCTTGACCTTCCGCACATCCAGCGCATCGCCCGCCACACGCGCCACCATGCGCCCAAACCAGTTCTGGGTGACTGGCCATTTCTCGCCCTCGGCGCTGCACCATTTGCGGTACAGCCGGTAAGCCTGAGCGCTGCTGCAGGTGTTGAAGAGCACAGGCACTTCCCCGGCCTGCCATGACAACCAGAACCGCTCGGGGGTCGGGCGGCCCAGGTCTTGAAGGTTTTGCTTGGCCGCGGTGACAGGCGGCGGCGCGTAAGGGTCGAACTCGGAGAGATCGCGCTGAAGCAGGAAGTGCAAGAAGGCTTCACGCCCACCGCTGTTCATGCACTCGCTGGCGGCCTGGTAGAAGCTGAGCTCCTGCTTGGGTGGCGTCCACACCACCAGGTAGCGCCGGTCTGACGAATCCAGCGCATTGGGCTGCAGCTCGTTGGACAGGAACACCATGTTCACATGGTTGCGCTCGGAGCGCACCGGCATCATCTTGGTGTTGATCTGGATGGTCCTGCCAGAAATCATCGCCTTCAGCTTGCCTTTGAGGTGGCGCATCTCCTGGCGGCTCAGCACCTCATCGCCGATGACGAAACAGGTCTTGCTTATCCAATCGTTGAACTTGTCTTCCAGCTGGTCCTGGCCCACCACCTTGGCGTATTCGCCATACAGGCTGGCGTAGCACTCCCAGAAGAGGTTCTTACCGCTGCCCTCGTCGCCGTGCATGATGATGGACGTGGGCATCTTGGCGCCCAGGTTCTGCAGCGGGTAAGCACACCAGTCCAGCACCCAGTTGTAGATGGTTTCGTCCTGGTCGCAGAGATGCTCCAGGAGGTCCAGGATGGGGCGGTAGTTACCCTCCATGGGCACCATGTCCAGTCCACCGAACAGGTTGACGGCAGCAGGCCCACAGGAACCGGTGGGGTCAAAGACCACCTGGTCTGGCATCACATCGCGGCGCTTGTCGGAACCCAGCCACATCTTCACCTCGTCATTGCCGAAGGTGTGGCGCAGGTTGCTAATGAGGATGGCCATGCGGTTGGCCGCGTCCCAGGCAATGTTGCTGCCGTACTGGTACACGAAGTGCTTGAACAACGTCTGCAGCTTGCTGGTGTCCAGCACCTTCTTGCGCTTTTGACGGCGGGAAGATGTGCCTCGCGGCCCCTCTCCCCTGGGTGGTGGGGTGGTCGCGCCCTGGTTTTCGTCGTCCATGTCGTCCATGTCGGGCAGGTGGTAAACGTTGGGGTTAGGCATAGCGCTTCAGCTCCTCAATGCCTTCAAATGCGAAGTTCATGGCTTCGGTCACGGCCTGCAGGCCCTCCAGCCGGTGCAGGTCGTTGAAGTCGGTGTCCTTGTCGGTGCGGGGTGTGGCCTTGTCAAACACCGGGTAATTGCGGCAGACCAGCCGTGCGCCCATGTCCATCACGCTTTCCATGGCCACCTGCGCCTGGATTCGGCCCACGTTCCAGGGCCAGCCATCGCGCTTGGTGGCGTGGTCGTCGTCGGCACAGATCACCATGGGGTTGCTGGGCAGCGCCTGGTAAACGTACTGGGCCACCAGGGGGAGGTTGTAGGCGTCGAACGCCACGAACACCGGGAGGCGGTAGCCCAGGGCCGCGCGAATGCTCATGCCCGTGGCCCAGCCTTCGCAGATGAACACCGGTTCACCCACCACGGCCATGCCCAGTCGGCAGGCGGTGCCGGACTTTTCCATGCCGTAGGTGAACTTCTTGAATCCATCGGCAGCAATGATTTGCACACCCTTCAGCGCCTGGTCGCGCGGGAGGTCGTACCGGATCATGGGGATGACGATGCCGCCATCGGCCGTGAAGCGAACCGACTCGGGCCGCTCGACCAGCTTGCGGGTGCAATAGGGGCTGGAGCCTTCGCGTCTGGCCTGCTGCCACACCTGGAGCGCACGCTGCATGGCCGTGGCCGCATTGGCTTCGCTCTGGGCTTTCTCGGCGGCGGCCTTGGCTGCACGGGCGGCACGGCGCTGGGCCAGCTCCATCAGCTCTTCGCGGGTGGGGCCGTTTTCTCGGCGGGGCTGGTAACCGCCCTGCTTCGCAAACTTCACCACCGTGCCGATGCCATAGCCGCTGGATGTGTTGGACTTGAAGCCACGCCAACAGGCCCGCACGGCCTTGGCATCGTAATTGGGGGCACCGCTGCTCCACTTGTCCCAGGCGTCCAGCGCCTCGGTGCCGAACTCGGCCTTCAGCGCCATTCCCACGGCCAGCCACGTTTCACGGTCTTCAGCACCGTCAACGTATTGCAGCATGGCCTCCACTTCACGCAGGGTGAGGGGGCGGCGGGCGGGAACAACGGTCATGCAGCCCTCAGTGATGCACGGCGATCGACCTGTGGCTGAAGCTGCTCAAGGCGGGCCGCCATGGTCTGCATGTGCTTAGTTGCTTCAAGGAACTGGCGCTGAAGCTCTGCAAATTCGTCGCGCGGCTCAAGGGGTACCGGGGCTGCGTATCCCAGATCGTGGAGCATGAACTCCACGGCCTGGTGGATCCCGCGCTCACGGCCCATGCGCAGCAGAAGCATCATCTGCCCCGGCGTGAGGTGGTGAGGCCGATCATCATTCAGGCAGTCCAGCAACTTGCGCTGAGCCTGGTCAGGCGCAGCGTCTGGCCACAGCCTCGGGCCCACTTGCTTGGAGCCACCCAGGGCCTTCACGAGCTCAATCAGTGCGTCATTGATGGATTCCACAGAACCTCCGAACAAAGGGTGTTGCGAACGGCCACGAACTTTTCGCAAGCGTTCGCAATGCCTTGGAAAGGCAAAAAAAAGAGACTGGAGCCATGGAACACACCTACAGCTACAGCAAAGAAAAACCCACCGGCCCGGCCAGCACGGTCAGCCGTGCCAGTTTGGTGGGGAAACTGGGGGG